CGATGACTCAGTTGCATTAGTGTCTGACGCTGGTGGTATTACGCTGCAATCTCCTGCTACTAAGGGCGTTATTATTAGTAATGGAACTCAAGCGCCTGGTATCTATGTAGGTGCTGGAAGCCCAGATACAGTATTAACAGCCCCTAAAGGTTCATTGTATTTAAATACAACTGGATCTATAACAACTGATCGCGCATTTATTAATACCGACGGAGTTACCGCGTGGACTGGTATCAGCACTGCTGCGTAGACCATAAGCAGTTGGCCTTATAGTTGTTTATGATTATGATATAATGCTCCTATATGTATAACTGATATAGGAGCATTATATGTTTAAAAGTTGCTGCATGTGTCAAAAAGAATATTTTTGTCGGAAGGATAAAATAACAACATCTAAATTTTGCTCAAAGAGTTGCTGGGGAAGGCACTCTAAGCGAGAGGCAGAGCGCAAGAAGTTATTAAAGTGGGAAAAGGAGTCTCCAGAAGATTTAATGAAAGCAATGCAGAAAAGGCTTGATCATTTGATACAAAAAACAGACAACTGCTGGTCGTGGCTTGGAAGTGTAAAAGGAATGAAAATGCCATATGGAAAGGTGTATTTTAGAGGAAGGCACTATATGGCCCATAGATTTGCTTTTGAGGCATATATAGGGGAAATACCTTTAAATATGCTGGTATTACATACTTGTGATAACGCTAATTGCGTTAATCCGGGACATCTTTATATTGGAAATCATCTTCAAAATCAGCACGACAAGCGCCGCAGGGGGCGCTGTAAAGTTGAAAAATTATCTATTGATGATGTTGTCGAAATAAAATCTCTTCTTTCAAGCTCTATTTCATGTCACGAAATAGCCCGCAGATTTAAATGTTCCGCTGCCAATATCTGTAACATAAAAAATGGTAAGATATGGAAATGGGTCTAATCCCTGAACTATTAAGAAAGGAATTTTATGGCAACTAATCGAGTGCAGGCTATACAGCTAAAATCTATAGACTCGGCAACATTTACCGGATCATATCAAGCAATTAACCCCACTGGGCTACCAGAGGCATGCTTTATGATCAGAATCAATAATGACAGCAATAGAGATCTTACTTTAAGCTACGATGGAACTACCGATCATGAATACGTTCTTGCAGGAGACTTTTTGCAAGTGGATGCGCAAAACAATGCACGACCAAATAACTTCACGGCATTATTCAGTAAAGGTCTTGTTGTCTATGTTAAAGCATCAGCTGGCACTGGAAGTGTGTATTTATCAGGCTACTATCAAGACTAGGAGAGATGATGAGTTCACTATCAATTAGATTACGATTTGAGCCCGTGCGAGAACTCGCATTTGGTTCTATTAGCGGCACTTACATGGGCGTAGGATCTGCATTAAGCAATCCGGCCCGCCAAATATTCATTCAGAATTTGACCGATGCAACGTTAATGTTCTCATTTAATGGGATTGATGATCATTTTCCATTGCCAGAGAATGGCTTCTTTTTGAATGATATTACCAGCAATAAGACACAAGCCCACGGGTTCTATCTTGCTGAAGGCGAGCGCTTATATGTAAAAGAGATAGGAAATCCTACCTCTGGCTCGGTTTATTTCACCGTTATGTACGGATCCGATAACTAAAAAGGGGGCACTGTGAGCCAGGCGGGAAGATTTATGGCGGGTTCTGGAGCTCAGCCGATTGAAACAATAACTCCAGATTCTGGTATTGTCGTTGTGCCTACGGCCGGCGGTAATGTCGATATATTGGGTGGTAACAATATTACTACCGTTGGAACATTAAACACATTAACTATTAACCTTGACGGCACTACGAACCATGCGCTGCAAGTGGGGAATGCATCAGGAAGCCTGACATCTTTAGGAGTTGCCACGAATGGCCAACTGCCTATTGGGTCTACCGGCGCTGATCCAGTGCTTGCTACGCTAACAGCTGGCACAAATATTACCATTACTAACGGCGCAGGAAGTATATCAATCGCAGCAAATTCTGGTGCGCAGACAATTAATTATGTTGCTATCACTAATGCTGCATCACCGTATACAGCACTTGCAACTGATTATTATATATCTGCAGATTCTACTGCGGGTGTGATATCAGTTCTACTTCCAAACGCTCCATCAACAGGGCGCACGTTTGTGATCAAAGATGCAGCAGGAACAGCAGCTACCAATAACATCACAGTAACTACTGTTGGTGGTGCAGTTAATATTGATGGCGCAACAACATTTGTGCTCAATACGGCGTACGAAAGCTGTACGGTTGTATTCGGTACAAGTGCATATGAAATTTACTAGGAGAGAGAATGACACTAGGAGATTTAAAGTTAGGAGAAGGATCTTTAAAATCTGGCATATACAAAATTTACAGTATTAATACCGGAGAGTCATATTACGGAAGCACTCGAAATCTTGTGGAAAGGTTTCGGGAGCATAAGTGTAAGTTTAAGAAAAATCAGGGTAATTATAAAATGCGTGCGTTGCTCGCTCAATATGGGATAGAAAACTTTATATTTGAAGTTTTGGAAAGATGCGCTACGGAGGATTTTTTAACTAAAGAAAAACTTTATATTGACAGTGACCCCAAACATTTAAATGTTTGGGTTAATCCAAATACCCCATATGGTTGTCAGCTTGGATCATCAGTAAAAGGAAAAAAGTTCTTCGGAACACCCCACACTGAAGAGGCGAAGCAAAAAATGCGCACTCGAATGAAAAATCATTACTTAACTAATGAGTCGTATTGGAAAGGCAAATCACATTCTAAAGAATCAAGGAATATGATCGCTGAAAGTCTAAAAAAACATTATAAAGAAAATGGCCATCCAAATAAGGGCAAGCCATTAAAAGAAGAGACCAAACAAAAGATCTCTGAGACATTAAAAAAAAGGAGCATTAATGTGTTCATATAAACGCAGAAGCCCGATGCCCGTCGTTGAGGGCGGGACAGGAGCTCAAACCCTTACGGGGGTGTTAACAGGTAATGGCACCTCTGCTATTACTGCTAATGCCGTAACTCAATACAACGTAATTGTCGGCGGGGCATCAAACGCAGTAGGATCAGTAGCTCCATCGGCAACCACTGGTGTGCCATTAGTATCACAAGGCGCAGCAATTAATCCGGCATTCGGTACAGCTGTTGTAGCTGGCGGTGGCACGGGGATTGTAACGACCACAGCCTATGCCCCTATATGCGGCGGAACAACAGCAACTGGGGCTTTTCAGGCGGCAAGCACTGGCCTATCAACATCAGGTTATGTTCTTACGAGTAATGGCGCGTCAGCTCTTCCAAGCTTCCAAGCATTACCTGCAAGTGGAATAACATCAGTCACTGGGGATACTGGTGGTGCCCAAACAGGACCAGCGATTACACTTGCTGGCGGAACAACGGGACTTTCATTTGGTGGCGCAGCAAACACGATAACCACTACTTTTGCAGGAATAACCGCTAATGGAGGTACCGTAAGCTTAGCGACTGATGCTACCACAAGCACTATTAACGTGGGAACCGGTGCAGGAGTTAAAACCTCTACTTTTGGTTCAACTAATAGTACTTCAGCAACTACTGTTCAGTCTGGTTCAGGTGCATTAAATGTAACGGCTACTAACGGCGCACTCACGGTTAATTCTGGAACCGGAACTATGAACATAAGTTCTGATGCTTCCGCAACTACCGTAAATATAGCAACCGGCGCAGCAGCGAAAACGGTAACTTTAGGAAGTACCAATAGCACCTCATCGTTGGCGCTAAAATATGGTACTAGTGACTTTACGTTGGCTTCTGCAACGGGAACAGTCATGTCAGCTTTAGATACTGGGGAAGTTACCTTTCCGCTAACATCTGCTTTTTTTGCTCGTAATACGACCTCTCCTACCAATGTAACTGGTGACGGCACTAACTACACTATGACATTTACCACAGAGCAATTTGATTTAAATTCTGATTACGATGGGACTTCAACTTTTACAGCGCCAATCACGGGACGGTATACCCTTGGTACCTCTGTAGACGTCAGCGATCTTACAGCCTCCAATACGTTAGGCCGGATTTCGATTGTTACAACTGCAAGGACTTACGATGTTCTTCAGGTTGGGATTGGAAAAATATTTTATGTAAACGTTGCAAATCTTAATGGCGCTATCTTTGTAGATATGACAGCAGGAGACACTGCCACAGTTCAATTAAATGTTGCAGGCTCAACAAAAATTGTCGATATACAGGGCGATTATGGCAATTCACCGACTTATTTTTATGGAAGATTAGATTGTTAAAGGAGAATATATGAAAATTTCAGTTGATGGTGTTGATTTATTTGAGTTGAACGATACTCAAATAAAAGTAATTTGTGACAACGTGCACGGAGACATGTTTGATGCAGATATGAAGCGCAGGTTAAAGTGGGTTCTCATGCACAAATATGAACAATGTTTTAAGGAACTAAAAAAACAATGGGACCCTATTTTGGAAGCCAACGGCGTAGAATCTGTTCCGACAAATCCCGATAGATATGCTGAACTTGTATTTGCTCAGCCTAATTACAAGTGCCGTAAATCACGTGAATTAGAAGCTGCACAAGCTCGAGGAGAGTAAGATGGGCGGATACAGATTAGATGGGCGAAATCCCTTATCATATATGGGCGTTAAGCCATCGCAGCCACCACAACTATTGGTGCGTAATGCTGCGCCTACGGCAAATGACGTTCAGAATTTAGTTATTGGCACTTTGTGGGTTGTTCAACAAAAGAGCAACCCTGCTCAAAGCCCTGAAGTATATATGCTGGTGAACCAAGAACAGAATCAAGCAACATGGATTCAGATATATCCTGGTTCTGGCACTGGGGCGATTGAAAGTTTAACAGGCAATAGTGGCGGCGCAGTTCTACCGACAGCGGCCGATCCGGCTAATATTAATATATTAGGTACCGGAACAATCACTGTTGTTGGCAATCCTGGAACTAATACGCTAACGGTGACTCCTTCTGGGGATATAGCATCTTCATTTCCAACGCAAAGTGGTACCGCTGTTCCTTCTGCCGGGGCACTTACGATCAATGGTTCTGGAGTTATATCTACATCAGGCGCTGGCTCTACAGTAACTATAGCGGCTTCTGGAGCAGTTGCTTCAAGCTTTATTACAAGCCCTGCAACAGGCACAGCAACGCCAGCTTCCGGCGTACTTACATTTGCTGGAACTGGCGGAACAACGGTGTCCGCTTCAGGCTCGACAGTAACTATTAACAGTATTGATAACATATTAACTTACGTAACAGTTAATAATGCCGCCTCTCCGTATACTGTTTTATCAACAGACTGCTTTATAGCAGCTGATGTGACTGCTGGTACAGTAACCATTAGGCTTCCTAATACTACAACAACCGGACGAACGTTTGTGGTAAAGGATGTAGTTGGCTTGGCAGCTACCAATAACGTAACAATTACCACCGTTGGTGGGGCAGTTAATATTGACGGAGCAACAAGCTTTGTCATGAATACGGCATACGAGGCTGTAAATCTTATTTGGAATGGCACGAGTTATGTTATTTATTAGGAGAAATAATGGCATATAAAAGAATTAGTCCCACCCCGATTGTAGAGGGTGGGACCGCAGCGCAATCATTTACCGCGTATGCTCCTATTTGTGGGGGAACAACAACCACTGGATCATTGCAATCCGTTGTTTCAGCGGGATCCGCTGGACAATTATTAACATCAAATGGTGCGGGTGCGCTACCCACGTATCAAAATCCGCCAGGAGGAATTCCAGGGGGATGGATTTTAATTGAAACGCAGTCTGTTGGGACTGTTGCATCAGTTGATTTTACTTCTGGCATCAATGGAACCTATGAAAGTTACGCATTAGCAATTAGTAGTTTTTATGCCGATCAAGCAGGCGGTGTAGATGTTATTATGTATGTATCTGATGATGGTGGCGCAACATATAAATCAAGCGGATATGTTTCGCGATCTATATTTGCTACCGCGGCTAATTTAGGGTCTGCAGGCAGTTGGGAAAATAAATATGTAACGAGCGGTATGCTACTAATAACTGGCGCACGTAATTTAACATCAGATAAGTATCCAAGCGGTGGAACATTTTTTATTTACAACATGGGAGCGGCCTCTTTTCCAGCAATGCGTGGAATAGCAACAGCTTCATATACTAATACCAACACAATTAGGCAAACAGTTAGTGGTTCTTACACAACCGCAACATTAACCGTAGATGCACTGCGTGTTGCATGTAGCGCTGGAGACATAGCTGGAGGCATTTTTTCTTTGTATGGTATAAAACACACATAAAGGACACATTGTGGCATATAAGCAAATCAGTCCAATTGGAGTTATTTTAGGCGGAACAAATAAGCAATCGTTTACGGTTTACACCCCAGTTTGTGGTGGGACAACTACAACTGGCGCGTTGCAATCAGTAGCATCTTTAGGAAGTGCTGGGCAAGTTTTAACATCAAACGGAGCCGGTTCGCTTGCTACATTTCAAAACGCGCCAGCATCAAGCGCCGGGGGGTGGATATTAATTAGTTCTCAAGACGTTGCCGCTCCCGCAAGCTCAGTTGATTTTACTTCGGGAATATCTTCTACATACGATAATTACGCTCTTGTGATAACTAATTATTTATCAGATACAACATTATCATCTATAGATTTATGCTTACAAGTTTCTTCTGATGGCGGAGCTACCTATATTAATTCAGGTTATAATTGCACTGACAACACAACAGAATCTGCGGTCAGTGGCCCGGCTCCTGCTTGGGGAAACAATAGCGTTGATACTTATTATGTATTAGCAAGCGCACTCTATAATGACGGATCCACGTCAGTACCATTAGGAGGAACATACTTTTTGTTTAACCTTACAACAAATTCTGGGCCTTTGGCGTTTAGCGGATCATATAGTGGAACCACATCATCAAGCTTTAATGTTTTGGGTATAACAAGCGCCATGTGTCAATTTGGAGCAAATGTAAACGCCATTACAGTTTTTGCGGCATCTGGCGATATTGGGCAAGGAAGATTTTCGCTGTATGGACTACAGCAATAGGAGAAATATGGCTTACAAACAAATTAGCCCTATACCTGTGGTTGAAGGTGGAACAGGGGCGCAGTCTTTTATAGTTGATACGCCTATTTGCGCAGGAGTTACTTCATCTTCTGCGTTGCAATCCGTTGCATTTCCGGGCAATAGCGGCGATGTTTTAATTTCTAATGGATCGTCTGCATTACCGGCATTTGCCGAATTTCCTACCGGAGGCGGTTGGGACTTGCTCACATCATATTCAATTTCATCTCCCGAGCAGATTGTTTATTTTACTGGCGGCATAAATTCCATGTATGATAACTATGCAATGGTGATTTCTAACGCGGCGTGTTCAGCAGCAGAGCTTGGACTCGTAATACAGTTTTCTAACGGTGGAGGCTGGACATCAGGATCGCCAACTCCTACTATGGCGGCCTCAATAAACACTTACGGATCAAATAGTTGGACAGATTTGATTTCAACTGGATTGGGCGGAAACATAACCTACCTAACTCGTAATTCTGCGGGCATTTCCCCTTATATTGCTGGAGGCGTTTTTTATTTTTATGGACTCTCGGCGGTTAGGCAAAATATATGTATTAGTGGACAATATGTCATGAGAAATAACTCTTTAGACACTCAGCAGGGAATTAGCTCACTTATTATTAATAATTACTCATCGACGCCGTTTTATGAAATGCGCGTCAGGGCAGGAATTTCAGCAAATTTTACTTCGGGAAGATTTTTGCTTTATGGACTTAAAAAATCTTAAGGAGGCGTTATGCCAGAAATAGTAATTAAAGCAGCCATTGTTGTATTAGCATTAGCTGCAGCTGTAGGCGTTAAATATGGCCTTAGATGGAAAGACGACAATCATATTGAAGAGATTGCCGAAACCATAATAGAAAATGAAACTGGCTACGATTTAGATCTAACTCCGGCCACTAAAGAATCTTAACTCCTATTGTGTGTGGAGTAAAAAGAAGCCCCATGAGAGAGTAACCAGCTCTTCATGGGGCACATCTAGACCAGAGGAGCCCGATCTAGTTAAGCAGTGTTGAACACTTTACAACTTATAGTGACGAAACTCTTCTACTTCTTTTTCGATAAGATTCTCATCGCACTCTGCAGGGTATACCCCAACAAGCTCCCAGCGTGGGTTATCTTCCTGGGCACACATCTGAACGTAGACCTCAGTATCTCTCACCATCTCTACTCGGCACTCAGTACCGAATGGCGCATGATCATAAGTGCCTGGCTTGCATCTGCGATGTAATATTCTGCCTTCCATAACTCCTCCCTTTAGTTACTTAACGCCGTTGCGCGCATGCTTAATTGAACGCACTCGTTCTATAGCAGCTCTATACTTACTTGATGGCATATCTGCTAAAGATTGTAGCTTCAATCCATCAAGAACCATTTCGCATATGTCTGGATATTCAGCCAATTCATACTCAAGCTCGGTCAATTGATCGCGAGATATAACATCTACGGTTTCTTCTTTAGGATTGTACTTAGTATTCAGCGCAGTTCCTTTAGCGAATGTCTCACGAGATGTTGCTACGGCTGTTTCGCCATCATCATCTTCATCACCTGTTACCACACCAATTAAAGACGCATAGCACATACGTTTGAGATAGGTGATATGAGAGCTGATGGTTTGGATATCATTTTTGGCCGGTACGATACGAGTTTTAGACATGATCCATTGGCCTGAAGTATGCCACAGCGTTGTATAGAGAACAGATTGTCCGTCTTCTAAGTGTACTATTTGCTGAGTTACAGACAAGCCATACTTAGTCAGTGATGGACGAGATGCGGCAACGATCGATTGTAGATCGGCGTAGCTACTTTTGAAGTACGGATTGCTTTTATTAAGTCCGGCAATCGGCATCTCAGATTGAGCTTTAGCAAGCGCTGCGGCAAGATCTTTGATCTCTGTTGATCGAGTTGCTTCTTCAGCGCGCTTTTCTTGCCACTTTAAGCTTTCCTGAATGGATACTTTGAGGGCATCAAACATCTCCTGGATCTTTATTAATTCTATTGATTCCATTGCTACTCCTTGTAGTCTGGCATTAAAATTACGTTAAACACTTCTTGTCTGAGGCATATAGTCTTATTTTGCGTTATGAACATTTTGTCGTTTGGGATATTCGTATTACGAACTACAAGCAATGTATAGGAAGGAACGCCTTCGATATCTTGTTCCCACTGATCCCAATAGTCCATTACCTGTTTTCCCTCGAACTTATTGAACTCATTCACTTTGATATACCTAAACGCATAGTTCTCTTCCATAGACTTACAATAGCACACCATTAATGTGTTATGTGCTTGCGGGAATGTCTTTGAGCTATATGATTGTCCAACCGGAATAAACAACCCCGTATGGCGAACCTTTGTTTGCGCTGGCACTAGTGCGCAGCGGAATACGTCCTCAAGCCCAATCTTAACTGGCACTCGGATCTTATAAGAGATCTCATAAACATTGCTTAAT